CTTGTTAGAAAAGAGTTTCCTAAAGTTTTTGACGACAGAGCAGAACAATCTTATAGGATTGGTACAAAATTAGTTAGAGTTAATGGTAAAAGAATGTTTTTAAAAGATCTACCTGCAGATGCTAAAGGTAAAGATCTTAAAAACTATCACATTGAATGTGGTATCTTTTGCGAAGAATTTGTAAAATAATATGGATCTAGATCAAGTAACTAGTGATGAAGCTGCAGATCTAATTAAAAAATTAGAATTACGTAAAGCAGAAATAGATACAGCTGAACATTCAAGAGATGACTATCTTTCTTTTGTTAGAGCAGTATGGCCAGAGTTTATTGGTGGATATCATCATAGAAAGATTGCAGAAAAATTTAACATGATCAAAGACGGTAAGCTGAAACGTTTAATCGTTAACATGCCACCACGTCATACAAAATCTGAATTTGCTTCTTTCTTATTTCCTGCATGGATGATGGGCCACAACCCTAAATTAAAAATTATTCAAACAACGCACACTGCAGAACTATCATATAGATTTGGTAGAAAGGTGCGTAACTTAATGGACCAGGAGGAATATAAAAATGTCTTTAAAAACATATCACTATCTCAAGACTCGAAGGCCGCGGGCCGTTGGGAAACCAACATGGGTGGCGAATACTTTGCTGCTGGTGTTGGGGGTGCCATTACTGGTCGTGGTGCTGATCTGCTCATTATTGATGATCCTCACTCGGAGCAAGATGCGTTAAGCACAACAGCCATGGACAACGCGTATGAATGGTATACCTCGGGCCCTCGTCAGCGTCTACAACCTGGCGGAGCAATAGTCGTGGTTATGACACGTTGGTCAGTTAAAGATCTTACAGGTAAATTAGTCAATGCACAAAAAGAAGTAAAAGCGGATCAATGGGATATTATAGAATTCCCTGCTATCTTTCCTGAAACACAGAATCCTATGTGGCCTGAATATTGGAAAGCGGACGAACTGTTATCGGTCCGCGCTTCGTTGTCCGAGCAGAAATGGCAAGCACAATGGCAACAGCAACCCGTATCAGAGGAAGGTTCCATTATAAAACGCGACTGGTGGAAGTTGTACGAGTACGCCGATCCCCCTCCCCTCCAGCATGTAATTCAAAGCTACGATACAGCATACTCTAAAAAAGAAACAGCAGACTACTCCGCGATTACTACATGGGGAGTCTTTTATCGTGATGAAATGAAAGCGCCGGCGTGCATCCTGCTAGATGCGAAAAGAGGTAGATGGGAGTTTCCAGAGTTAAAACGTATCGCACATGAGCAATACAAGTATTGGGAACCGGAAAGCATCATAGTGGAGGCGAAAGCTTCAGGATTACCATTAACGTATGAATTAAGACAATCAGGAATTCCAGTTGTTAACTTTACACCGAGCAAAGGAAATGATAAACATTCAAGAGTAAACGCCGTGGCACCTCTTTTTGAGGCTGGACAGATCTGGTATCCTGATGAGAGATGGGCGCAAGAGGTTATTGAGGAATGTGCCGCTTTTCCTTTTGGTGAACACGACGATTATGTTGACTCCACCACTCAAGCTTTGTTAAGATTTAGACAAGGAAACTTTATTACGCATCCAGAGGATTACGAGGATGAGCCTGGTGTTTTACAGATGCGAGAATATTATTAGGGGGCAACATGGCAATAAGTGAGAAAGGTGTGGCTGCAGGTAAAGCGTTTGGTCAAGATTCTAAAGCATTTTTAGATCAGAAACTAGGTGAAGGAAAAATTGCTGAACTAGAAAAGCAATTGAAATTCATTGAGCAGGGCTTAGAATCTGCAGAGACAACACAAGAAATAGAAAAATTAAACAAAAGAAAAAACAAAGTAATGGAGCAATTAGGTATGACAAACAAAGACGGCGGTAAACAAAAATTTAAAGAAGGTTCTAAACCAGATTTCTTAGATCTTGATAAAGATGGCAATAAAACTGAGCCAATGAAACAAGCAGCCAAACAAAAGGTTTCTGCTAAAGGTGGCGTAAGAACTGCAATCGCTAAAATTAAGAAAGCGAAAGACGGTGCGCGAACCGGTGTCCGTGGAACTGGCGCAGCTAAAAGAGGCTTTAGAAAAGCAAGACTTAGCTAATGGCTAAAAAGAAAAAGTTTCAAGCTGGGGCAGCCAGTGTACTAGATGATCCTAGTGCTTTAGATATTTTACCACAAATACAAAAGCCAAATCTACAAAGTGATCAGATAGGTGCATTAAGGGATCTATTACCCATACTAGCTATGGGAGCCACAGCTGTTTCTCCTATGATTGATACTCCTTCAGGTAAAGTGTTTGCACCAAGTGAAGAAGAAATTAGAAAACAACAAGAAGAGGAAGCTAAGAGAGCGAAAGATACAGGATTAAAACCTGTGCCTGTAAAAAATGAACCATTAATTACACCTCTTCCAGATCCTAAAGGTCCTTTAGATGATGCTAATATAACAGTAGAACAACCTAAAATGGATACAAGTAATGTTACTCCTATACCTGAACCGCGTACTGTAGAAGATTTTATTTTAACAATGGGTGATAAGAAAAAAGAATCTAAGGCATTAGTGCCCACAAAAATGATGGAAAACATAGATGACATAGACATTGGTGAAGCTGCTATAAATAAAAGATTTAGTAAAACAGAGGATTATATAAAAGCAAATTATTCTGGTAACGAAAAGAAAACTCTGGATCAATGGAGTAATGAAATTTCAGATCCTCAAAAAGGTTTAACTTTAGAGTTAAGAGATACCGGTATGATGGGTTATTTAAATAACATGATTGCTAGTGGTTCAGACAAAGATAAATACACTGCGTCAGAACTACTTAAATTATTTCAATCTGGTCCAAATCAAATTGAATTTGGTTATGCAGAAGGGTCAGCTAAAAAATTAGGAGAGGATCAAGAATTACTACCACAAAATTTAAGAACTGAAATTACAAGATTAGAAAACATGAATATGGTTTTCCGTCCAGGACCACTAGGTCAATTTATGGAGCAGTACCGTAATTTAGTCATTGATCAACTAAAAGAAATGACAACAGCAACTAACAGAGAAAGTGCAGAAGCGGCGCTTGCTAAGATACCTGAGATGACAGAAACATTAATGAGTGAATATCCTAATTTAGATGCTGCTACAATTAATGCAACAAGACAAAACAACGAAATATTAAATTCAATAAGTAACATAACGGAAACTTTACGTAACAATCAATTTACTAACGAGCATATGTCAATTGCTTTTCCTAACTTGAGAGCTGAAAACTATATGATACTATCACATACATTCAAACCTGAGTATGATCAGCCTTCAAAACTTAACGAACATGAAGGTAGTCACCCATCAATAGGTCATGATTTTGCTTTCTCTAGATCTGCTAAATTAATAAATTATGCTAATGATCAAAAGGGAACTGTTATGATGGAACTTCAAACAGATCTCTTTGATGGTAAAATAAAAAGCACGGACATAAAGTTTCCTGGATCTAAACCACCAGAAGATTCTACTGAAGTTTATGAAACTGCTAGTGATAATTTTTATCCTTTTTCAGGTGGTGCACAATACTGGATTAAACAAGTAGTAAAAGATAATTTAGAAAAAGCTATTGCTGACGGTGATGCATATTTAGGTTGGTCTCCAGCAGATGTTGTTGCTGTATATGAGAACGTAAGCAGTGCTGATTCTGATACCTACAAAGGGTTTAAAACAATATACGATGGCAGAATAGATAAATTTATAAAAGATATTAACAAGGATATCACTAAAAGAGGTAAGGCTTTAGGTCTTAATGATAAACAAATAGAATCAATTCAATTACAAGTAAAAAGAGATGGAACATACAAATTTAGTAGAAGACCTGGTGATGATTATTCTGAGGCAACCTCTTCTAGATATGTTCAAGCTATAGAAAATTTTCCAGGATTAAAAAATCATGTAAGAGTGGGTGGGGCAGATAAAGACCTAATATTAATTAATATGCCATATATCGATTTGAGAGCAGAGGGCTTTGACTTAGAGCTCTTTAAAAAGATTGGTTTGCCACAGTTTAAAAAGGGTGGTAAAACAAAAAATGACATGGGTGATCCCCTAATTGACATCGAAATATTCATGAAGAGCGTGTAATGGCAATAGATAAACGAATTAATCCAATCAATCCACCAGTTGAAGAACTACCACGTGTTGATCAATATGCAGGGGGAACTGTTGAAGTTGATGTAAACACAGGACAACAAAGTGACGTGCAGATGTTGCAAGATGGTGGAGCTTTATTTGGTCAACCTCAAATGACAGGAGGTCCTGGTTTTGATGACAACTTAGCAGATTTTATAGATGAGACAGAACTAGAAAAAATTTCATCTGATTTAATGTCAGATTATCTTAATGATAAAGAAACGAGAGGTGATTGGGAACATGGATATACTCAAGGTTTAGATTTATTAGGATTTAAATATGAAGATAGATCTCAACCATTTCAAGGCGCTAGTGGTGTTACACATCCATTGTTAGCAGAATCAGTTACACAGTTTCAAGCACAAGCTTACAAAGAATTATTACCTGCAGGAGGTCCAGTTAAATGTAATATCGTAGGAGCTGAGAATCCTCAAGTAGAAGAGCAAGCAAAAAGAGTTCGTGAATTTATGAATTATCAAATTACAGATGTAATGGAAGAGTATGATTCTGATATGGATCAAATGTTATTTTTCCTAGCATTAGCAGGATCTGCATTTAAAAAAATTTATTATGATTCTAACTTAGATAGAGCAGTAGCAAAATTTATTCCTGTAGAGGATTTAGTTGTCCCTTATCATTCTACTGATTTAGAAACTGCACCAAGAATAACTCACGTCTTAAGACAAAACAAAAACGATGTAAGGAAAAGTCAGGTTAGTGGTTTTTATAGAGACGTAGAATTAGAAGTAGTTAACAAACAAGATTCTCTACAAGAAAAGTATGACAAGATTGATGGAGTAACTCCAAACGATCAATATGATGATCAATGTACTTTATTAGAAATGCATTGTGATTTAGACATACCTGGTTTCGAAGATCTAGGTTTGAACAACATGCCTACAGGTGTTAAACTTCCTTACATTGTTACAATAGATGAGGGTTCTAGAAGAGTTTTATCCATTAGACGTAACTATAGACAAGAAGATCCAAAGAAGAAAAAGATACAATACTTTGTACACTATCGTTTTTTGCCAGGTCTTGGCTTTTATGGTTTTGGTCTTATTCACATGCTTGGTGGTTTATCCAGAACGGCTACCTCTGCGCTACGTCAACTTATCGATGCGGGCACACTTTCCAATTTACCAGCAGGTTTCAAAGCTAGAGGACTTAGAATTCGTGATGATGACAACCCATTACAACCAGGTGAATTCAGAGACGTGGATGCACCAGGAGGAGACCTAAGACAAAATTTTGTTCCTTTACCTTACAAAGAACCTAGTCAAACTTTAATGCAGCTTTTAGGTTTTTGCGTAGATGCAGGTAAAAGATTTGCTGCTGTTGCTGATGCTAAGATAGCAGATTCTAATAATGCTAATCCTGTAGGGACTACAATGGCAATGATTGAACAAGGCACAAAAGTAATGAGTGCAATTCACAAAAGATGTCATTACGCACAAAAAACTGAATTTAAATTACTAGCTAGAATATTTCAATTATATTTGCCTCCGGAATATCCTTACAACATTCCAGGTGGACAAAGATTTATTAAACAAACAGATTTTGATAATCGTGTCGATATCATACCTGTATCAGATCCTAGTATTTTTTCTATGTCACAAAGAATACAAATGGCTCAAGCTCAATTACAATTAGCACAAACTAACCCACAAATTCACAATACTTATGAGGCTTATAGAAGAATGTATCAAGCACTTGGTATACAAAACATTGATGCAATTTTGCCTCCACCAGCAAGACCAATGCCAAAAGATCCTGTAATAGAAAATGCTGAACTTCTTAACAAGAAAGTTGCAAAAGCTTTTCCAGATCAAGATCATGTAGCTCACATTGAAACGCATAGGGCATTCATGTCTTCTGTTTTAGTTAGAACAATGCCGGACGTTTTAGTTAATATTACTTCTCATGTTTTGGAACATGTGTCACAACTCTCTGTTAAAAATGTTATGGAAAAAAATAGAGAAAAATTAGAACAACTTGCAAATCAATTCGGGGGTCAAGTTCCTGATGTTGTGCAAATACAAATTAACAATTTAATACAAGAACAAATAGCTCAAGTGCAATCTGAGATTATGGGCCAACTAGTTGCAGAAGAGCAAGAATACCTAGAGGGAGGTAAAGGATCTGATCCATTAGTTGATTTAAAGAAAGAAGAAATAGATATAGAAAGACAAAGAGTGATGGCTGACGCAATGGCTAAACAAGCTAAAACTGAGCTAGACATGGCAAAGCTTGAACAGAAATCTATGATAGACGCAGCTAAGTTGCAACAAACTGCTCAACTAGCTGCACAAAGAAACAACATACAAATGCAAAAATTAAATGCCGCTCAAAGAAGGTAAATCACAAAAAACAATATCCAAGAACATTAAGATGTTAAAAAAAGAGGGTAAGCCAATGAAACAGGCTGTTGCTATAGCATTATCTAAAGCTGGTAAGAAAAAAAAGAAACGAAAAAGAAGTTGATAAATATCAAATTGTGTCCATAATAACTATATGGAAGCACCGCAAATAAATAAAATTGTTGACGATCTAATAACTTATGCTTTTCAGGACAGTTTTTCTGAGGAGGAGAGAATGGTTGTTGCATCTTTATTTATGACTGCCGCTCAAATGATCTATTTACAAACAATGGGCGAAAGTGGTAAGAAGGCTTTTGAGAATGACAAAGATAACATACTCAAAGAAAGAAAACCAACGTTACACTAAGAGGTCTTATGAAATTTAAACAAGCAAAAATGGAAACTGTAAAGTCTACAAATCCTTTTCCTAATCCTGCCGTTGCAGATACAGCAGCTGTTACTATGCCAGCGTATGTTGTAAAAGATAACAAAGGTCCAGGTCCAAAAGGGCAGACTAGCAGGCAACAAATCAAAAAAGTTGCATTTAAGGGCGTAAAGTAATAAAACCCTTATAACAAGGAGGTTTCTATGAAACTTTTAACAGACCTATGGGATCATTTAAAAGAATGGTCTGATTGGAGCATGAAAGACTGGATTAAAGCTGGAATTGTAGCTATAATCGTAATTATAATAATTGGAGCAATATAAAAAGAATTTATGGTATGGCAATTACTAGCAAAACCACTTCTTGGCGTCGTCGCTGATGGCGTCAAGGGTTTTGTCGAAACAAAAAAAGCAAAACAAGAACTTAAACTTACAACAATCAAAGCTACCCAAAAACTTAAAGAAGATCAAATAGCAGGCAAAGTTGCATGGGAGCAAAGTGCTGTCGATCAAATGAAAGGATCGTGGAAAGATGAAGTAGCATTAATTGTTTTATTACTTCCAGCCGTTCTAGTCTTCACGCCTTTACAAGAACATGTGCACAAAGGTTTTATTGCTTTACAAGACCTTCCGTCGTATTATCACAATTTGTTATATATTGCGATTTCTGCGAGCTTTGGCATTAAGGCGGGATCTAGTGCAATAGGATTATTTAAAAAGAAGTAATGAGTTACGAAGATCTATCAAACTCAGTGAAATTAAGTGAAGGCTTTAAAAATAAAATTTATCAAGATACTGAAGGGTTTGACACAATAGGCTGGGGCCATAAAGTTGTCCAAGGAGATCCGTTTGAACCGGGAGTAGAATATACAGAAGATGATTTACAAGCAGTATTTGATAAAGATTTAAGTAGAGCTGTAGCTCAGATGAAACAATTATTAATAGAGAATGGCATTGATGAAGTGCCTGAACAAGCTCAACACGTCTTAACTGAGATGTGCTTTCAACTTGGTAAAACAGGTGTTGCTAAGTTTAAGAATATGTGGAAATGCCTGCAGGAAGACAATTTTATCGGCGCAAGTTATGAGATGCTGGATTCCAGGTGGAATAAACAAACACCAAATCGATGCAAAAAATTGTCTGATAAAATGAAATCATGCGGTTAGAAAATTTTTTTACAGCTTACAAAAAACAATTAATTGATAGACAAAAGGCGGTTGAAGAGTCTATAACCAGTGGACTGTGTAAAGATTGGTCAGATTACAAATATTTGACGGGTAAGAATGCAGCATTAAAAAACGAGATACAGGAACTCACGGACCTGCTAAAGAAAACGGAGCTAGAAGATGACGACTAAACCAAAACTTATTGTCCCAAAACACATATGGGATGGTAAAGCAGCTGAAAAAGCAAAAAGCGAATTAGAAAAAGTGCCAGAGCCTTGTGGATACAAAATAGTTTTATTTCCATTAAAATTAGATAACAAAACTTCATCTGGAATTCATTTAACAGATCAAACTGTTGAGGAATCACAGATTTCAACAAATATTTGTAAAGTTTTAAAAGTAGGTAGCGATTGCTATCTAGACAAAACAAAGTTTCCTAGTGGTCCTTTTTGTAAAGCTGATGACTGGGTTATCATTGCCAAGTACGCAGGTGCTAGAATTAAAATTGATGGCGGTGAACTACGTATTGTCAATGATGACGAAATAATGGCAAAGGTCAGAGATCCAAGAGATATCTTACCACGTAACTTACTATAAAATGGAGAAACCTATGCAACCACAACCAAATACTGAAAACAATAAAATGGTTCCTCTAGACACATCGGGTGAGTCTGTTGATGTCGAAATAAAAGAGGAAGAGAAAAAAGAGTCTGATGTTCAAGTAACTCAAGAAGCATCTCCTGCCGAAGAGCCAAAGAAAGAATCTAAAGAACACGACGAGTATTCTAATAAAGTTCAGACTAGAATAAATGATTTAACAAAAAGATGGAGAGAAGAGGAGAGAAAAGCGGAAGCTGCTTTACAATATGCTAAATCTGTAAAAGCAGAAAATGATAATCTCAAAACTCAAAAAGATACATTAGATCAATCCTATATTGAAGAGTTTAAGAATAGAGCTGCTGCTGAAGAAAAACAGCTGCAAAATCAATTACAAGAAGCTTTGCAGGCTCAAGACTTTAAAAAGCAAGCAGAACTGCAAGCAAAACTTACTGATGCTGTTTTACAAAGACAAAGAGCAGAAATGACTCTTAGAAACAAACAAGCAGAAGCAGAAAAGCCTGTAGAAGAAAAACCAGCACCCAATTTTCAAGCTGAACAACCTCAACCAAATCCTGCTGTAGAACCTAGTGAAAAAGCAAAAGCCTGGGTAGCAAAAAACAAATGGTTTGGTAATGGCTCTGAAGATCAGCATGATTTAATTAAAACTATGGCCACTTATGGAATTCACAGACAATTAGTCTTAGAAGGTTACAACAGTGAGTCAGATGATTACTATAATGAAATTGATGCTAGACTTAATGCAAGATTTAATGATAATAGTAATATAACAACTAATTCAAGCAACAGGCCCGCTCAGACTGTTGCTGGAGCTGC